TAATTGTACTTCTTTGTGTGGCATTCGTCATTGCAAAACTAAGATGGTTTATTGGTGTAAGCCTACTATCCTACGTAATATTAATACATTTAGGAGTTATTTAATGGATGCTACCAAATACAAATCCGTGGCAATCAAGGTCGCTGTATATAATAAAGCACGACCGATGGCAGAACAAGACTACTGCACCATGGGTGGATTTATACAAAAACTGATTGAACAAGAGGAGAAGAAAAGAAATGGCAAAGTACGAAAGTAAATCATTAGAGTTTAGAAAACATTTATTGAATTTAATTGAATACGCAAAGAGTGATCGCACTAACTTTCCGTTAGATGAATCGGTTGCGTTTTTACAAGGTTATATCGATGGATTAGTTCAACATGAAATGGAGGACTATGACTCATGGCTCAAGGACCAAAAAGAAAATGCAGACATGACACCTAATCATGCTGGATTTGTTAATGGTGTACGAGTCACTCGATAACAAGTTCCGACTACACCGTCTAGTTCGGTTAAAGCAGATGGATAGTGTGAGGTAATAATAGGCTTTGAGATGACTGTCCTGTTATTACTATTGCCCGCCGGGGACACATGAAAAGCTGTGAGTTATAATTGGTGTGCCTTTCCACTTGTTATGACTCAGACGGTAGGACTACAAAGGAGATAAGTATGGCTAAATTTAAACCAGTGTATGAACACCAAGACGGCAGAGGTTGTTCTGTTCGTTATTCTCAGCAACGTGACAAAAGAAGAAGAGCTCGCATGCTCGCTGAAAAACTCATGGGTGAAAATTATTTTACTAATATGCAAGCGGTCATGATGGAAGCGGCGATTGAACTTGCTAAACAGAAAGAAAAGAATGAACGTCTTTAAGTTAGATAAATATATCAATCGTGTTCAAAGCATGATTGAACGCAAGAGAAAAGCCGTGCGTAACAGTGCAGGCGATAAAAACTGGAGAGACGTCGTACAGTTAGATTTTTATGAAGACAAGTTAAAGAGTCTTACAACCATGAAAAAAAATGGTGAAATCTACTATATTAAGTTTTAAATATTGCTAAAATATCGTCATGAATATCAACATGATGACAGAAGACCTGGAGGCTCTGATTTCCAGGCGTATGGTTTTAGATTTGATTGACCACGATCAAAGTTATTTCAAGAACAATAACGAGAAAGTCGAAGCGTTACGGGCCTGTGCTGACCTTTGGGACCACGAATTAGTGGGTGATACGAAGGATTTACAGGAAGCTACACGCCGTCTAATCATTCAAAAATTGTCTAAACTAAAGAATGGAAATGTGTTATCTTTCCCAAGATGATAAGAGATATTGTAAGAGCGGTTGAAATCTTTACAAAAATTTCTGATCCGCCTGAGATGTTAGAAAAAATAATGTATCGGGTGATTTATCGAGATGGAAGTAAAGATGAATTCACGCATGAAGAGTGGAATAACATTGTCACCAGGGGTAGTAGAGCTTTGATTGAGAACCAAAGCCCACGGACCACCTAATTTATTCCTTTTTTTCTGCCAATTTAGCCTGTAAAAGAGCAATAACAATGTACGCTTCTTCCAATTTTTTTTCTAACTCTTGCATGATAAACCTCCTTCATATGCGTTAGTGCGTACCGACCACTGTATCAAAGTGCGATTTCAAAAGTCAATATATCTTTGATCTTGACATTTATTTTTGTTATGTTCTTAGTTGTACAAAGACTACGAACCACGGACCAAGGAGTTTACTATGGGAGATATATCAACGAGAGGTAAAGGAAAAACCCTCAAAATGAAAAAAGGTGGAGCACTACCTAGCAACAAAGGTGCATCTAAAGCAGGAATGCAAAGCAAACAAGGTAGAAATTTTTTATTACCTAAAGAAAAAGAACCAAAAAGATTTAAACAACCAGGGAAACCTGAACCAAGACCAATTCCTATGCCAAGACCAAAACTAAGACCAATTCCTATGCCAAGACCTAAGTTAAGAGATAAAAGAGGTTTAGAAAAGTTTATGATGACACCTATTAAGAAAAAAGACGGTGGTGAAATGATGGATTTAAAATCACTTTTATCAAAAGCCACTTTTAGCGGAGTAGGTATTTCATTAGAAAAATTAAAAAAAGCTTTTAAAAAAGCAAAAGAAATAAAGCCTACAGGAAGAATCAACACAGATGATCTTAAAAAAGCTTTGGGAATGATGGGTAAAGGTGCTGGTGGACCTCTTGGAAGTTCACTTTTCAAAAATACCGAACCTAAAATTAAAGGTCGATTTGGTGGTCCTAAGACAGCTCCTAAGAGAAGAACAAAACTTCGTAAGTTGATCTAATGGGATATACTGACAGTCGATTTGGTGGAAAGAAAAAAAATGTCAAATCAGCAGGTCAGTTACGTCAAGCAACAAGAGACAGTTATTCCCAAGCTTTTGAAAGATCACAAGCAAATCCTGGTCAACGACTAGGGGACGCTCGTTCCAGTGGTTCTTCGAGTGGTTCAGGTAGTTCTGACAACGCTGCGATCGCTCAGCAGTTTAATATCAATCAACCTGGTAGTTATTATGCGGATACAGGTGGCACTGCTCAAGATTTTCAAAAAGATTTAGCCAAAGCTGCTCAGTTTGGTTTATTCACACAGCATCCTTTTACGAAGGAGTTAATGCGTAAATATAATCTTGATACGCAAGATGTTATTAATTTACGTTTAGGCACTGGTTCTGGTGGTGTGGGTCGTGCCGATCCTTCTAAGTTATATAACAAATACGCAACCAACCCTTCTCAATTAGGTGTCTTTCAAAAAGTCTTAGGTTCGGGAATGATTCCAATGGCTCTAGGTCCAGGGAACATCGGCCCTGGTGGTATTAGTGCGTTTCGTGAAGGAATGTCTGTTTATGATCGTCCTGCTCCACAAGGTTTTAAAGATCAATTAGCTGCTTTATTGGGTGCACGCTTTGATAAAATTGCTGGTGGAAGCCCATACGGTATTGCCGCTTTGGATTATGGTCGTAATGTTTTAGGTTATGAAGGTGATCAATTAAATAAATTTGCTAGTTCCGTGGCTAATGATCGAAACTTATATAATCAGATGATGACTCAGCCTTACTCTATTGATAAACAATTTCAAGAAATGATGTATGGCTATCAACAAGCCAATCGTCCTGAGGGCCGTGGTGATCAGCCTAAAGTTTCGGAGCCCACACCTGTGGCTGGTTATCAGCCTGTTTTAAATCCTTATTTACCTAATCAAGGAGGTATTGGACTATTTAGTTAGTAGGATCGAAAATGTCCACTATTTCTTCTATCATTCCCTTAGGAATCACGGTCGACCGACCAAACTCTTTTGTACCTGGAATAAAATCTGCGATGATGGTGACAGATGTTTTTGTTTCTTTAAGGAGTAACCCATAACTATGGACCAAGGCACAATCTTCAAGTTTATCGATATCCTCTTGATCATACCAACCAGACGGATGCTCAACAGTATCGAGCCACGAAACACGGACCAATCTCATATTTTCAATATACATTATTCTACAGAAATTAAATCTAAACTTGTACAAAAAGTCAGAAATTGGTTTACATATTTACAAAGTAGTAAAAATATATATATATCAAGGCTTATCTCTGTAAATATGTTGTCATACGGGGGTATGTCACTCGTTTACAAAATGACACGGTTTGTTGAAAAATATAGCTTTTTTGACACCGCACCTCAAAAAGGAGGTCAAAATTATGTCTAAAAATGATGTAAAAACACTCGAATTAACCCCAAAACAGATGAAATTTGTTAATATTTTCATCGAAAAGGGCACAATTCAAAGTGCAAGACAGTGTGCTTTAGACGCTGGATACGCAGAATCTGGTGCTACAGTCATTGCAAGTCAGCTACAGAACCCAAAATACTATCCTCATGTAGTTGAAGAAATAGAACGAAGAAGGGCGGAACTTAACAGGAGATATTCCATTTCCTATAAATCACACATACAAAAGCTAGCAGAATTGAGAGATTCGGCGGAGAAAGCTGGTAATTTTACTGGTGCTATTGCTGCTGAAAAGTATCGAGGTATGGTGGCTGGATTATATATTGACAGGAAAGAAGTCATGCATGGCACGATTGACTCCATGTCAGTAGGAGAGGTAGAGGATAAGTTAATTGAACTTCGAAAAAAGTTATCCATTCAAGGGGAGTATGAAATTATTGACCATGACGCATCTGAAGGGACACCTGTCGGAGAGCCTGGCGATGACATACTTATTGAAGAAGGGGAATCTGGTATTCAAGACGATTCATGACACAGGTTGTGTCGATCTTGTTGCCATAGACAAGAAAGGTAAAGTCCATTTATACGACGTCAAAACGTCTGCAAAGTATTTAAATGGGAAGAAAAAAGGGCGTAGAATTAATCGTGTACTAACTCCATTACAAAAGAAATTAAAGGTTGAGTTATTGATGGTTGATTTGATTGAAGAAAGGTGCTGGGTAATCAAGCATGGCGGAAGAGAAGAATCTCTGGAAACAACTAAAAAATAACACAAAATCAATAATTTGGACAAGAATTGAAGCTACATCAGGGTTGGGTATTCCTGATCTATTTGGCTTTTATAAACGAGGCTTTTGGTTAGAGCTTAAAATAATAACTAATAATAAACTTAACTTCAGTGCACATCAAATTGCGTGGATTCATCGACATTATTCTGCTGGTTGCCCTGTATTCGTACTTGCCAAAGACCCTCTTCCGAAGACCCTTAAATTATTCTCAGGCTCCATTGTCCGTGATCCATTATCCATTGATCAGAAATCCCCATTATGTTCCATTGGCCCCGGATCCCGAACCCAGGGCTGGGAGCAGCTCCTGCTGATGCTGGGATCCTGGACTCCTGATGGCAGGGTAAGCACGAAGCTCCATTAGTCCATTCGCCCACGGTCACCCTCCATTCTCCATTACTCAGAGGCTACCATCCCAGCGTCCCAGGCAGGAGATGGCCGTGTCTTCTCCCGGCGCTGGTTTCCTGACGCTTGACTCAGGAGTTGGATTATGCTACTGCATAATTATTCCTTCTTTGTTTAGTTAGCCAAACGAAACAATCGGTGAGTCGAAGTCCTCGGCTCACCACCCAACGCTCCATTCTCCATTCCCCACACAAGCATCAGCATTAGGTGTAAGGTATGTGAGTTCAGGTGCAGACCAGG